ACTGGAAGAGGTACGCAAAGAGTTTGAGCAGGAGAAGCAAGAGTTGACTGTTAAACTTGAAGGGCAGGTACACGAGTTGATGGGTGACAGACCTATCAACCTCAACAGCCCAGAGCAATTGTCTTGGATTATCTACAGCCGCAAAGTCAATGACAAACCTGTATGGGCAGCAGCTTATGAGGATCGTGTGTCAAATACACAACACACAGATAACATACGTAGGATGACTACTAAACTATACAAGCAGAAGGCAGAGAGATGCAACGAATGCTACGGCTCAGGTCAGATACGTAAGACACGTAAGGATGGTACACCACACAAGAACACAAACAAATGCCCATCGTGTTCTGCGTCAGGGTTTCTGTACACCAATGCAAAAGAGTTTGCAGGGTTAAAGTTCATTGCACCTGATCACAAGTGGGCAAGTGCCAATGGGTTCAGTACTAGCAAGGACAACCTCATATACCTAGAGGGTATTGCCAGATCACGCGGCATGCATGATGCAGAGATGTTCTTACAACGAGTACGCAGGCTGTCGGCACTGGACACTTATCTATCCAGCTTCGTCGAGGGCATAGCTACCCACGTAAAGGCTGATGGTATGTTACATGTACGTCTACTACAACACAGAACAGGTACAGGTAGACTGTCAGGTGCAGATCCTAACATGCAGAACATGCCCAGAGGTGGTACTTTTCCCGTTAAGAAAGTATTCATATCACGTTGGGATGGCGGTGAGATCATGGAAGCTGACTTTGCACAGCTAGAGTTTCGTGTTGCCGCATTCCTCAGTCAGGACAAGACTGCAATAGAGGAAGTGTCTACAGGCTTTGATGTACACAACTACACAGCTAAGGTTATCATTGAGGCAGGGCAACATATATCTCGCCAAGATGCTAAGGCACATACATTTGCTCCTATATACGGGGCGAGTGGGTTTGGTCGCACACCTGCTGAAGCATCCTACTACCAGCAGTTCACACGAAAGTACTCAGGTATAGGTGAGTGGCATAAGAGACTAGCCAGTGAGGTAATCAATACAGGCAATGTACGTACTCCATCAGGTCGTGAGTTTGCATTCCCTCTGGCTACACGTAGGGCAAATGGTAGCATCACGTACTTTACTCAGGTAAAGAACTACCCAGTGCAGTCATTCGCTACTGCTGACATCGTACCTATATCTCTTATCTATATAGACAAGATGTTACAGGCAAACAAATTACAATCATGTGTTGTCAATACCGTACACGATTCAATCGTGATTGACATACATCCTAAAGAGAAGGAGACAGTTATACGGATCATCAATCGTACCAACGAAGTACTGGTTGATATAGTAAATAAGAAGTGGAATATAGACTTTAATGTACCACTATTATTAGAAGCAAAAATAGGTAACAATTGGCTTGACACAATAGACATCACGTGATATACCTACAAGTCTAACAAAGGAGAAATATAAATGAATGAGATATCCACACTAGATACAAGTAACTATGAAGCTATGGCTAAAGCAATGGGCATGAGTTCAATGGCAGTGCCAACTAAGGAGAAGACTAACTCTCTAGCCAGACTACGCATCCATCACACACCACTGATGGGGCAAGAAGAAGTTAAGGGCAAGATGACTAACGTCGAGGTTGTCAGTGGCGGTGTATATAAACTGGAGATACCAGATGGTGAGACATACTATGCAGAGAGCATAGCGATGAGGCCATTCTTACAAAGGTTTATGTATAAGCGTTTCATTAAGGGTACTGACAGTACACCTAACAGGTTTGTAAAAACTGTAATGTCTGACAATCTTAACATGGATCTGAAGGACAACGATGGTCAGTTTAACTGCGGTAAACCTGCTGGTTACATTGCAGACTTCAAAGCTCTACCTGAAAAGATGCAGGATTTAATAAGACAGATCAAACGTACACGAGTAGTGTTTGGTACTGTTGACATGGTCAATCCTGTTAATGCCCGTGGTGACTCAGTAGACCTAGAATCTACACCATTCATATGGGAAGTAGAGAACCGTGATGCCTTCAAGACTATGGGTGATGTGTTTGCTAAGTTAAGTAAGATGCAACGTCTACCTGTACAGCATTACGTCACGGCAACTACAGAAAGAAGAGAGCTACCTAACGGCAGTGCATTCTATCTTCCTAATGCAGAGTTAAATCTTTCAGAGACTTTAGACATTGACAATGATACTCAGGAAAACTTAGCTAGTTTCTTAGCTTGGGTAGCCAATTACAATGAGTATATTTCAGGTGCTTGGAATGAGAACATGCAGAAGCATCAGTCGGTAGACACGGAGACTGTTGAAAGTTTTATTGACATCACCGCTGAAGAGTTCGCATAATGAACCACCCTGCTGAACTGCCTATTCATCAGTACCTTGAGAATGCTACCAAGGGTACGTCAGTTATGTCTGACGAAACCATTGAGCAAGTAGCACAAGACATCAAGGATGCTATGAAGAGACAGTTCGGTGGGGGCAACAAGAGAGATGAGTTTCGTCTACGTATGTCCAACATAGGTAGACCTACTTGCCAACTCTGGTGGCAGAAGAACCATCCAGAGAAGGCTCTCCCTAAGCCTACCACCTTCGTAATGAACATGCTACTAGGAGATATAGTTGAGGCAGCATTTAAAGGAATACTTAAAGAAGCAGGAGTTGCGTATGAAGATAAAGATAACTATGTTAAACTTGAACTTGACGACGTTACAGTTAATGGAAGCTACGATCTTGTTGTTGATGGTGCATTGGATGACGTAAAGTCTGCGTCACACTGGTCGTATACGAATAAGTTTGAATCATATGACACGTTGGCTAAAGGAGATTCCTTTGGCTATGTAGGTCAGCTCGCAGGATATATCAAGGCATCAGGTAAAAAAGTTGGTGGCTGGTGGGTAGTAAACAAAGCCAATGGACACATCAAGTATGTACCTGCTACAGGTTTAGATGTAGATGTAGAGGTCGCTAAGTTAAACGAGACTGCTAAAATAGTCGAGGCTAATGAATTTAAGCGTTGCTTTGAGGCTGCACCTGAATCATACAGAGGAAAGATGTCAGGTAATAAAGTACTTCCAGACGGTTGCAAATTCTGTGATTTCAGGTATCACTGTTGGGAATTAAAAGACTTGCCATCAAAGGTTTACCAAGGTAAGAAGTTTCCACCTACTGTATCCTACATTGGAGAAGTAGTAGAGTGAATGGTAAACGTTTTCAAGCTGCCCTGAAACATGGGTATAGGAGTGGGTTGGAGATGAAAATCTCTGACTACCTCAAGGAACAGGGTGTGCCTGTGGTATATGAGTCCATTAAGATTGAATGGGAAGACCTCATGTACCGCACGTATACTCCTGACTTTGTGTTACCTAACGGAATTATAATAGAAAGCAAGGGAAGATTTGTTGCGTCCGACAGAAGAAAACATATTGAGATAAAAAAGCAACACCCTAAGTTAGATATACGGTTTGTCTTTTACAACAGTAAGAATAAAATAAGTAAGGGTGCTAAGAGTACATACCAAGATTGGTGTAACAAGAATAAATTTCTATACCATGACAGGTTAGTACCGCTAGAATGGCTAAAAGAAAAAGGAAAGAACAAACATAAACCACTGATAGAACTATCCTATAAAAAAATAATAAGGAGTTAGCCCATGACAATAGAAGTAGAAGACTTTGATGTTAACGATATTATAATACGAATGAAGCCTAACTTTACAGACGAGGGTAGATGGGATGGATTCATAGACATGGATATAATTACGGACAATAAAAAAACTACAGAACCGTCTGACTTTATACAGCTTATGCAAGTAGCTTCTCTGATATGTTCTGCCCTACCTGTAATGGAAATAGATGAAGAGTTTAGAAATACCCTTTGCGATTACGCATCAAGTATGATAGAAGAAGATGATAAAAAGTACAAAGAAGAACAGATAAAAGAATCTGTTGCTAGCACTACAGGCAATGTAATTAAAGTAAACTTTTAAATTAGGAGAACCTTATGAAAAACAAACCAAAGTATGACGTAGTAGATAAACCAGAACACTACAACCAAGACCACGACATAGAATGTATTGATGCTATACGTGCTGCTTTAGGTTCAGGGTTCAAGGAGTACCTGCAGGGTAACATACTAAAATACATATGGAGACACAAGTATAAGAATGGTGTAGAAGATTTAAAGAAAGCATCGTGGTATCTTGATAGATTAATAGAGGCAGAGATAACAGATGGAGATTAAATTATTAATGACTCTGGGCATTGACGAACAAGAGTATAGAATGCCAGCAGATGGAAAGATAGAAGAAGAAATACACGAAGCCATACATGAATTTGTTTACGACATAGATGGCATGGAAATCAAAACAATTAGATTAATATCGGAGTAATTAAATGAGCAACAACTATTTACCAACAGACTACCAAGCATTCATTCATACCTCACGGTATGCTCGTTGGCTTGAGAAAGAAAATAGAAGAGAGACATGGCCTGAAACTGTGTGTAGATACATGGACAACGTTGTAAAGCCTATCGTAATAATGAAATCTGAATTTAAAAAGATAGAAGACATGATACTTAATCTCAGTGTTATGCCAAGCATGAGAGCTATGATGACTGCTGGCCCAGCATTAGATCGTGATCATACAGCAGGATACAATTGCAGTTACCTACCAGTAGATGATCCTAAAGCATTTGATGAGGCTATGTATATACTGTTGTGTGGTACTGGTGTAGGCTTCAGTGTTGAACGTCAGTACATACAGAACTTGCCAGAAGTTCCTGAGTTATCCGACAGTGATACTACCATAGTAGTTAAGGATAGTAAGGAAGGTTGGGCAAAAGGATTGAGACAGGTACTTGCCTTGTTGTGGGCAGGAGAGATACCTAAGTGGGATGTCAGTCAGATCAGACCATCAGGAGCCAGACTAAAAACATTTGGTGGTAGAGCATCAGGCCCTGCACCACTGATAGATCTGTTTAACTTTGCTGTCAATACATTCAAGACTGCCGCAGGTAGAAGACTATCCTCACTGGAATGCCATGACTTGATGTGTTACATAGGTCAGATTGTAGTAGTAGGTGGTGTGCGTAGGTCAGCCATGATCTCACTGTCCAACCTATCTGATGGTAGAATGCGACACGCTAAGTCAGGCAACTGGTGGGAGACAGCAGGACATAGAGCATTGGCTAACAACTCTGTCTGTTACACAGAGAAACCAGACTCAGAGACATTCCTGCGTGAGTGGTTGTCGTTAGTTGAAAGTAAATCAGGTGAGCGTGGTGTCTTCAATAGACAGGCATGTAAGGCATTAGCTATACGTAATGATAGACGTGATCCTAACCATGAGTTTGGCACGAACCCTTGCTCAGAGATTAGCCTGCGACC